TGGGTTTTGCTACTGATGTATCTAATTTAGGTAAAGGTTTATTTGCTAGAGGTGCTGGTATAGATATTGGTGCTAAGACTAGAGACTATTATAATCAAGTTCTTGCTGGCATGGAGCCACAAAGAGAACAAGAGAATGTTACTTTAGCTAATACATTATTCTCGCAAGGTCGTACAGGAGCTGGCGTTGGAGTTGGTGGTGGTGGTTATATTAACCCTGAACAGTATGCTTTATTTAAAGCAAGAGAAGAAGCTAATAGAAATATCTATTTAGGTGCTGAAGATAGAGCAAGACAACAACAGATTGATGATCTTAGAAATGCTTTAGGTTTCTATGGCACTGGTCAAGAGCTTAAAACAGCTCCTTATGCAACTTCAGCTAATCTTCTTGGTTATGGTACAAGTTTATTTGGTGCTGTTAATCCTTACATTGCCCCATCTGTTCAATTAGGACAAGCTGGTGCTGAAGCTGGTGGTAGAATTGTAGGAGCACAACAACAAGGTTATGGACAAAATCTTGGTTTTTGGGGTAGTTTACTAGGAGGAGGTTAATCATGGCTAATGTTGTTAAAGGTTTATTTGGTGATATATTAGGACCTTCTCCTGAGGAAGTCCAACAAGGAATAGATACTAGGGATACTAGAGGTGGTCTTGGAAGAGTTCTCATTACTAAAGGTGCAAGAGAACTAGGATCATTATTTGGTATTGAAGATCCTGCTTTAGTGAGAGCTAAAAAAGTTAGACAAGCTCTTTCAGAAGCTCAAAGTCAATTAAATCCTGAAGATTTACAAAACCCTAATGTTCTATATCCAAAACTTATTGAGACTTTTAAAGCATACGACTTACCTGAAGAAGCTCTTCAATTAGGTCAATATGCTATTTCTCAAAGAGCTGACTTAGCATTAACTGACGCTAAGACTCAAGTAGAAATTAAAAAAGCTCTTACTGAAAAAGAAGGTAAAAAATCTAACTTAGAAAAAGCTTTAGATAACTTAACTGCTGCGGAAACAGCTTTAGCAGCCGATCCTACTAATGAATCATTAAAGCTTCGTGTTAAAGCTTTTGGTGGAGAAGTAGGAAAACTTTCTACAGAGAAACAATCTACAGATGCTCAGTATGCTGAAGCAAACGCTACATTAAATGATCCAAATGCTTCAATGGATCAAAAGAAAATTGCACAACAAACTATTGATAGACTTTTCCCAATTAAAGCATCAGGTATGAGTCAATTTCAAAGAAATCCTGAGACTGGTGCTTATGAACCTCTTCCAGGTACTCCTGCAGCTGATAAGGCAATCGATAAAGAGAAGAGAGAAGTTACTAAGATTAATAATCAATTAGCTTCTGTAAATCTTGTTGATAAGACTGTTGATAAAGCTCTTTCACAAATATCTGATAAAACTGTTGGTTTAGTGGGTATTGGTGCTTCTAAGATTCCTGGTACAGATGCTTACACTCTTAAAAATACACTTAATACAATTCAAGCTAACTTAGGCTTTGACAGATTACAAGCTATGAGAGATGCTTCACCAACTGGTGGTGCATTAGGTCAAGTTGCTGTTAAGGAAATTGAGTTCTTACAAAAAACAATTGCATCATTAGATCAAGGTTTAGATAAAGCAGAACTTGCTAAAAACTTAGCTGAAATTAAAGCAAGCTATGGAAGACTGCAAGGTATTCTTAAAGAGTCTTTAGCTGAAAAAGCTTCGGCTTCTCCAAAAGCACCTGCAGCTACCCCTGCAGCCCCAGCCTCTACTCCTGCTGGTGGAAGTGTGTTAGACATTATTAGAAGTTTTAAAGCACCTAAAAAAGGATAACCATGAATATTGATTGGTCTAAATTATCTCAAGAACAACTTGACATAGCTGAGAAAGTAGTATTAGAAGCTCAAAAGCAAGGTGTTGATGAAAACTTAGCATTAAGTATGGCTAACATTGAAAGTGGCTTTAAAGCTTCTGCAAAGTCACCTAAAGGGGCTATTGGTGTTATGCAACTTATGCCTGGCACTGCTAAAGACTTAAATGTTGACCCTAACAATGTTGATGACAACATTAAAGGTGGTGTGTCTTACATTAAACAAAACTTTGATAAATATAAAGATCCTTACTTAACTGGAATTGCTTATAACGCAGGCCCAGGAGTAGCGGATAGATTCTTATCATCTAAAGACCCATCAATCCTTCCTAGTGAAACTATTGACTATGTTACTAGATTAGGTGATTTATATACACAGAAGCTACTCCACAAACAGAAGAACCTTCTTTAGAAGCTCCAACAGGAACAGTTCAATCTGCTGTAGAAAACCCACAAAATTACTATGAGTTTAATCCTCAAAATATTGGAATCGGTTCTGCTATTGGTGCTGGTTTAAGCTTAATTCCTGCTATTGGTGGTCCATATAGAGTAGGAAAAGTTGGTTTAGAATTAGGTAAACGAGCTTTAGGTGGAGCAGCATCAGGAGCAACATCTTCTCTTGCTGGTGAATACTATAAAGCTGGAAGACCTGAGAATTTTGAGAATGATGTTACAGCTATGGGTATTGAATTAGCAGCAGGAGCTGCACCAACCATTACTAGAGAACTCATTGGAAGACTTCCTACAGCTATTACTAATCTGTTTCCAGGAGATGTTCTTACTAAATACATTGGTAGACCATTAAAGTCTTTACTTGGTGGAGAAACTGAGTCTGAGTTTATATTGAAAGAAACTAAACTTGGTAGAACTGACGCAGCTTTTGCTAAAAGAGTTAAACCTGGTACTTCTACAGATGTATTTACTAGAGGCAATGAAGAAGCTCAAAGAAGATTCTTAGCTCAAAATAATATTCCTTTTACTCAAGCAGAAAATGCTGACAATGCTGTTCGTAACTTTGTTAAGACAAACATTGACGATTTATTTAAGCAAGGAAAAGCTTTCTCTGATAGCCCACAATATCAAAAACTACAGGCTGATTTAGCTCAAAGTATTAGAGATGGTCTTGTTGATCCACAAGAATTAAAGATTATTACTAAAGTTATTGGTAGTCAAAAATCACCATTAAATGCTGATAAGTTTAAAACTACTTTACTTAATCTAGCTCAACAAAGTGAGACTACTGGTTATAAAGTATATAACTTAGATAAGACAGCTCAAAAACTTCTTACAAGTGCTATGGATGACTACTTTACATCAACTACTGGAAAGCCTTTATATGGTATTCTTAAAAAAGTTGAGGAAGATAAATATGTAGCTCAAGCTAGAGATAGTCTTCCAGTATTAATACAAAAAGGTTTTAAAGGTGATGACATAGACCAAGCTCTTACAAATCTATCTAAGAGTAAAGCTGGTGTAGAAGATTTTAGAAAGTCATTAAGTACTTATCTTAAAGTTATTCCTGAGAAAGATTTAGTAAATGAGTTTAATCGCCTTGAGCCAGTAATGCGTAAATCTAAAGTACTCCCTATGGAAGACTTAACAAAGATTAAAAGAAGTATTGCTGAGTATAAATCTACTGGTACTAAGTTAGGTACTGTAGGAGCAGTAGTTCTAAAAGATTCTATATTAGGTCTGTTAGGTGCAGAAGCAGCTAGAGTAATGCCTATGTAATAAAAAAGGGGCAATTAAGCCCCTTTGTTTTATTCACCTTCTTCATCCCATTCAATCATAAATCGAATGATTAGAAGATCAAGCAGTAAAATCCAACCTTTACCTTTCCTACCAATCTGTCTATAACTCATGTGTTCAATACCTAAATTAACACCACTGATTAGTTCTGATCCAAAATAAAACATTAATTAACCTCACAAGTTCCGCCACTGCAAGCCAAATTATCTTTAGCTTCCGTATGGTCGTCAGTTTCAATTACTTTCGTTAAGTCTATTTCTTGAAGATGTTTAAACATTTCCTCGAAGGTTTCTTTAGTACAGTCTTCAAATGGGGCTTGAACATAAGTGCCTCCATCGTAAGGTAGTACAGAGATACCAGTATAGTTATAACGATTCTCCCACATCCACTTACCACATTCAGCCCACTCATCATTCTTTAGAGAGATAGTGCATGATACATTATGCTTATTATCACCTCTATTATTACCATTAGCTACCCACTCTATATTAAAGCGTTTAACTCTTTCTAAGATGTCTTTATAGCTTTCAGTGCGAAGGATAGAACCTTCAGGAGCTTTTTGAGGGAAACTCATAACAGCTTCTAAGTGGGGCTTCCATACACAGTCTTCTATTAGACTAGGTACTGTTGATGTCATATATCTATATAATGGTTCATTCTTACCTACACGCATTCTACGAACATAATAGTCATTATGCCAAGCATGAATACCACTACTGCTACCAAGTACAAGAGAAGTAGTGCCAGCAGGCTTAACTGTAGTAATTCTAGCTGACTCATTGATGCCAATGATGTTAGCCACTCGTTTATTTTCTTCTTTAGTAACATTTGCAGCCTCAGCTAAGTTAAGTTTAAGAACACCACCTGAAGCAATACCAGTCATAGAAACACCTAGTAGTGCATCTTCTTCTGAAGTTTCTTTCCATACACTTCTTAGATAATGGAAGTCAGTGTATCCAGCTTGTAGTGTACCAATGAATGTAGCAGCTTTAACACGAGCATTAAGTTCCTCTTGTGTAGTTACATCTGATACATTAACCTCAACTAAGTTACAATAGGAATTAGGTCTTAAACTAATTTCAGCACATGGGTTAGTACCCACATCATAGTTATTAGTCCAAAACACTCCAGGTTCACCTGCACCTGATTGTTCTACTCGTTTCCAAATAGAGAACCATTCTTCTTCTGTGATCTCTTCACGATTTAAAGCTACTGAATTATTAGCTCTACCTCGTTGTGGGTTGAGTTCATACCATGTACCAGTCTTAGCTGACATCATATCCATATCATCTTTATCGAATAAAGAGATTAAGGCAGCTCTACGAATACCACCTGATAGAACAGCATCAGCAATATGGCAGATCATGTCATGTACTTCAATAGGCTCTAACTTACGACCAACAGCATTGTTAAGAACACTGCGTAGCTTATCTAAACAGATTCGTAATGGATCAGGACCTGGAGCTTTACCACCTGAGGTAATAAGTCTAGCACCTTTAGGTCTAATATCTCTAAAGTCAAATACTGGGTCAGATTTACCAAGAGTATAAGACTTAATTAATACTTTAATAGAATCAGCCCAACCCTCAATAGAATCTCCTACCAAGAATCGTCGTTGTTTAGCGGATGGACCAAGGATAGTAGGGAGTCTATCTGTGTGTCTGCGTTGAACGCTGAAGCCCACGCCACTTCCGCCAAGTAAGTTAAACATGGTCTCGCTGAAAACGGCAGGATGATCGACAGGGGAATAAGCACAATTGAACATACGATTATTGCTAAGTTCAATAGGAGTACCTCCAAATTGAAGGCTACGCATTGAAGGCAATACTTGACGATTGTAAACATATTTGTAAACATCTTTAATTTCCTCTTTCAGTTGTGGGTATTTCTTCATGTGCATTACCATGTTGCGACTGACTAACTCTTCCCAAGTTTCCCTTCTTTGTGCTTCAGGGACATATTTAGCATATTTATTAAATATGGTTATGTCACTTAATATCTTTTGACTTTTATCCATTGGTTTCTTTCTTATAGCGTAGTTATATAAATTAATCGGAGGAAGAACTATCTCCAAGTTCCAGTTCATTGACCAACTTGTCGTACTTATCTTCAATTTTGTCTTGGAAAGCATAGACTAAATCCTCAGTAGTAAGTCCGAGAAGATCAATTAAATCTACCTCTGAAACTTGTTCAATAATCTTTTCTTGTAATTCTGTTAATGTTATCATGTTTTCAATTCTTTTAGCAACTCTACATAGTGAATGACTTTATCTAGGTCAGCTTTACCACCCTTGTCTTTCCATCTGCAAATGTACTTAATTATGTTTCCCTCTATAAAAGGGATATTGTTTTTAGTTATAAACTCGATAGGTTGTATAGTAAATTTCTTATAATGATCCCCTCCAATTTGTTTACTAAGTGATGTTGACATATTTCTCTCCTGTTTTATGACTAATACTCTTAGTACCTCTAAACCAATTACCACATCCTTGACATTGGAAGCGTTGATATTTAGCACTAGCAGTGACTGCATACCCTCTCTTCTGATGATGTTTTCCACCACAATTAGGGCAGACTAAACCATCTTCAGATAAGACAGATAAATTCAAGTGATTCTTAATCCAAGGCTTAAAGCGTTGATAGACATTCTCTAATAATATTA